CTTTATGTTTTTTCCATTCTTCAAACATCTTAATATATAATAGTCTCATCTTTTTATACTGTCAGTCATCGGAGATAATGAACTATGTTCATCTGATGGGTTGGATTTAAGTTCAGAATTAAGCTTTTGAATTTCATATAGTTTCATATTTTTTAATTTCATAATAGTTTCTTCTAACATCTCATCAGTAATTTTAGCAAGTTCACAATATCTGCGAATAGCCATCTTCATATTCATCCCAACTTCCAATTTGTTTAAAATCTCTTCCATTTACGTTCAACGTATATAAAAAGTTTGTCTATTTGACGAGGTTAAATTATTTATAAATTTTGGATGTTTTATAACATTGTCAACTATAAATTTCCATTGGTTTTTCTTATTGAACTCTTCCAATGTATCAAAAGACATCATATCATTTTCATCATAACATCTTCTTGACACTGGGTTTTTCATCAGCTTATAAAAATCTTCAATGTGTTTCTGTTGAACACTTCTAGGTATGTTATACTCAATAATGTAAACATGATATATTATATCAACATCCAACCCATTTTTTAAATCTTTATATATCTCCCTTTGGGTCCTGTTGTTACATTCAAAGCTGTAATAACTATAAATACCATTTTTTATATTTATTACACCACGAGTTTCTTCTTCTAGTTCTCGCAAGGCTGCCAATAAAGGATTTGAATTTTCTTTTTTTCTACAGCCCCCAGTCACAAAAATCCATTCGCGATGTCTTCTGTCTCTTACAGTGAGAAATCTAGGTTTACTCTCTGCAAACGATACTATGCATGTTATAGCTTTATGCCGTACTTCTTTTATCAACATTACGGATTATCCGTTACTATACACATACAAATTATTCTATTCAGATTTTACATCATTTTTTACTACGGGATTTTCAATTGGAGTCGGTGGAGGTGGTGGGGGTGACGGAGGCTGTACAGGTTGCTGACGCATCATCATAAATTCATGTGATGATGGCACTGGTGGAGATGGTACACGTGTGGGTACCTGTGCATACTTCATTTTCTGAACTTCTCTAAACATATACAAGAGCCCAAAGACACAAATAACTACTAGAAACATAGTAATATTTTCACGTGAAAATGATAACATAATTAACATTTGCCTATACTTTTTTAAGACTGAAAAATCGCACCAATAACATCTGAGGCAAGTCTAGTTGGGTAACCGTATCTGAGATCATATTCTCTATTCTGAACTTCTTCCTGTTGTTTGTTGTAATTTGGTTTATAGAAATCAACATTCTTGTGTAGTGTACCCTTTTTAGGGTCATATGTTATCATAAAAATAAAAGCTATACACGCAAATATAAGAAGCAAATGATCAATATTCATTTATATTAATTATGGATTTTTTTTCGTGGATGCGATTGTGTGAAATCTCAAAAGAAAGGAATTATCATTGTACCCTTGGAAATCAACAGGCACTCCATTCTTACCCAACCATGAAATATTTAGTCTATCTATTGACTGGATTGGATAAGTATAATCAATGGCAAAATCATAATCACTAGATTTCTTGAATCTCTTTATTTCACCTCCATTCACATCCATTGGTATTAATCCAAAAGTTCTTCTGATATTTTGACCAGTGAAAAATCCAATTTCATTAGTGGTCTGTGGAAGTGCATCCTCATTTAGATTTGTTCTAAGTTCTTCTATGTCCAAGAATATTGCCTCACTTGGATGAAGATTTGCAATTTTTGTGGATTTTATAAAGTCCTTATCTCTGTATCTAGTGTTGTCTGAGTATAAGTCTATCTCCAAAGTCTGATAATCAGTTGTGACATTTGAAGAATCTATAAGACCTGAATCAAATCCTAACATATTTCTCATTTCATATGTGTTTACCTGTAGTGAAAACGGACTGGTGCTTGAACGTGTAAACAAAAACTTTCCTTCGTTTGGAAGGAAAGTTGAGGTAATGCCACATATATTACTTATAGCATTTGTAATTTCACTTGCAAGACCAGTCCCACTGTAAAAACCTGGAGGTATACTGATTTGCGTAAGATCCTCTCCTTGTGTTGCAGATGTGTTACTTACAGAAATAACATTTGTACCAGATGAAAGAGTATATATAGTATTAGGAACTGTAGCATGTAAAAGCTCAACACGCTTTACGTTTTTTACAGGACTTGTGAAATGCAGAACATAATTGTTACCACTTGGATACTTTATTTGATCTCTATTTTCAGACGAAACAAAAATGTGTTTATATTCAATGTATGGCAATGACATCTTATTATTTTAGTATATTTTTAAAATTTAACAAAAGTTTTCACGATTACATGTAAATTGAAATGCAATAAATGTGTTTGAATCTACTGTGGCGGGAGAACCCTTTTCATCTAAAATTGAAACTGTAATTCTATCTAGACTTCTTATGGGATTGAAATATTTAGTATATCTAGTGTAATCATATTCTGATAGCACAGTTCTACCAGATTGATTCACTGGAAAAGAACACAACGAACCATTTATAAGCATTTGTGTTGAGGGTTCTGAATTAAGGTTTGGTGTGACACCTGTAATATTAAAATGAGAAGTAAGTTCTTCACATTTTATATAAGCAATATTTGAACTGGAAATGTCAAAGCTACCGTTGATAATTCTAACCTCAGATATGTTTTTCAGTGGTCTGACTAGATGATTCACGAAAGAACTTTGAGAACCATTTAACCAGGTGTTTGAACTGATTGAGTTTGTAAACACTTTATAAGTTTCAAATTCACAATTATTGTTCATTTAATAATATATAATAAATTTAAATTAATGATCCGCCGATACTGTCTTCTGAAATCTCATACTCTGATTGATTCACGACAAACTCTTGGGCTCCACAGATCCCACCTGGTGTCAGACCACGTGAATATGGTGAGTCATTCTTTCCAGAACCAGCAGTACAGTCTAGATTTACTGGTAGATCAAAAAATGAACCATCCTTTGGGCCACTTACTTGGATTGGTCTGTAGTTAGCTCTGTTAGCACCTAGCATACTTATCACTATGAATAGCATCAAACCAAAAAACATAAACATAACAATCTGTGATGAGTTTTTCTTGTTCATAAACATTTTATAATATAAAAACATATTTTTTTTCATTGCGTTAAAGGTTATACAATACTTTCCTTATAAAGAATAATAGTCATGGACGATGAAATAGTTATTGAACGCGAAAATGCAAGAAATGTCATGAAACTAAACCCTGACGAAGAAGCTTTCCTGAATGAGATTGAAATTAAACCTCACCCAAAAAGATTTCCCACGAAGAAGAGAGTTACTTATGCCCAACCCCCACCGTACAGTATGGAGGAAGATGAAGATATAGGTGCATTTACAAACCCCACCAAAGCAAGCTCTCGCCCAGCACCTCCAGCAGAGGTTGTTGATTATGGGGACGAGGAAGATGAATTTGAAGATGAAGACACTGATAATGTTGGAGGCGGTGGGGGTGGGGTTTATGGCGAACAACCATCAGAGGGGTTCGCAACTATTGAAGACGAGAAGGCTGATATTTTAAACAAATTGACCCGTCTGGAGAAAAAAGGTTTCAAGATAAACAAACGTCTAAACATTTATTCAAGCGCTCAGGAACTACGCACAGAACTCAAGAGAATTATGTACACTATTGAAGTTGATCAGTCTGTCAAATTTTCAAGAAGAATGCTCGTCGCATGTGTAACAGGTGTAGAGTTCCTCAACAAGCGATACAATCCACTTGATATTCAATTAGAGGGTTGGTCTGAGAGCGTCATGGAAAATGTAGATGACTATGACGGAGTATTTGAAGAACTGTATAACAAGTACAAGACAAGTGTAAAGGTTGCACCGGAAATCAAGCTCATAATGATGTTAGGTGGCAGTGCTATGATGTTCCATCTTACAAACAGTATGTTCAAGACTGCAATTCCTAATATGAACGACGTTATCAAACAGAATCCAAATTTGGTACAGAACATGATGGAAGCTGTAAAGAATACACAAGCAAGAAATGCACAAGATCCCACACAACGTCCCACATCACAGACTCCCGGGGGTCGTTATGAGATGCAGGCCCCAGGTCTTGATATAGGAAGCCTTATGGGAGGTATTATGATGCCTCCATCAATGCCAATGAACACCTCTCAGCCAAATATTGTTCCTGTAGTAGAGGATGATGACAATGAGAGTGTTTCTGACATTGTTTCAATTTCAGGAGAGTCTACTGGGGGAGAGACAAAGGATGTGAGCCTCAAGCCTGGTAGGAAGTCCAGAAAGTCAAAAAAGAATGAGATTAGCCTATAAAAAAATTATTATTAAATAATAAATGTTATCATATTCACCGATAGATTTTGAAGATGAGGTACCACCACCTCCTCAATTACCACAGGAAAAGAAACCAATTGTCAAACCCAAACGTCAGTTAAAACTACAAACCGAATCTGATTATGTTGTGATGGCATTTGTAGTTGGTACATTTATTCTTATTATATCAGATATGATGGGTAAGAAATGAAAAACTTGTTAATGAAGGTTCTTCTTGTTTTTCAGATGTTTCACCCTGAATTTCATATCCACCCTGAAGATATACCTTTCTCCTTTTGTAAAACATAGCACACAATATGCTCCAGTTATCTCGGATATCATAAATGACAGGCGGATTCTTAGCCCCACCTCTCATTATACGACCGATTGATTGTTTAATGTCTGACTTTGGGGTTGCCAAGATGAGAGTGTCCAGTGTTGGAATATCTAAACCTTCGTGTGCTAATGTGTATGTCCCAATAACTATTGTTTTCTTTGAGCTTTCTTGTAATTGTTCTTCACTCATTCCTCCCATATATAGGCCACTTATTTCGGGAAACTTCTCATGTATTAATTCGCAGTGTTGACGTCTTTCAGAAAGAATTAACAACTGTCTTGTTTTGTTTTTCAAAATATTTTTCACAACTCTAAAAATCATTTCATTTCTTTCATAACACTCCACAAGGTCTGTTATCATCTGAACTAGAGACAACTTACCAGTTCTATTGGTTGGGGGAGGTTCCTTGAACATGGGGTGGTTATACTCCTGTACTTTCACAAGTACCTTTTCTTCTTGACTCCTTTCAATAGCTATTATACTATCACCCATAAACCAATGTAGAACTTTTGTTAGACCATCTTTTCTAATTGGGGTTGCAGAAAGACCAAACACATACTTGGGACACATTTTGAACAGAGACTGCGAAAACACTTGAGCACATATATGATGTGCTTCATCTACTATAATACACCCTATTGAATCAAAAGTATCTGATGGATATTCTTTCATTGACAAAGATTGTAACATTGCAATAACAAAGTCATGCTCTGTATCAATTGTATTTTGTTGAACCAAACCAATGCTCGCTCCGGGAACAAATTGTTTTATTCGCTCTCTCCACTGGTTTGCCAAAAACTCTTTGTGGACTACAATCATTGTACGGACACCTAGGGTACAAGCAATTGCCAGGGCTACAGTTGTTTTTCCATATCCACACGGAAGTGATATAATACCGTGCCCACGGGACACAGAAAGATCATGGGCTTCAATCTGGTGTGTCTCACGTCTAAGTTTTCCTTCAAACTTGGCTGACATTCTAGTAGGTTCAGTACGTACGTCTTCAGTTGGGAGACCATATTTCTCTTGCCCCCAGAACCTAGGAACACATGCTGTGTCCTTTTTCTGTTTGAACACCTTGAAAGCTGGTGGTTTGAATGTAAACTCTGTGTTCACTATGGGTCTCACGGTTAGTTCTTCACGTATCTCTGGTTTCATTGGACATATATATCCCGATCTTGTGAGCCTCATTTAGTAAATTAAAGTATAGAAACTTTAATTCTATATACAATGATTGACATTGACGATAACATTGATCAGATAAAACAGGAACTTCTTCGCTTAGAGGGATCCCTTCGGGTGTTTCAGAGTCTTAAACAGGCGGGGGTCACAAAAATTCCGGTTAAACAAGAAAATCTAATTATGAATACAAAGGAAGTAGTTGAGCATGTTCAAGGTGAAGGGTGTAGCGGACAAGGAACAGATTGAGCTTTTTGAAGAGTTTAGTGATGATCCTGTGTTATTGCAATGTTATAAGAACAAAATTGATTTTGGTTGTTCTTATAACAATGTAGTTGAACAACGAATTTACGAAATTGAAAAGAAAAATAAAAAAATAGAACCAGATTGGTTAGATCTTATTGATTAATGTAAGTTTCCATGCAACCCCAGAGTAATCACCTACATTCCACACACCACAAAATTCAATGTTCACATTTATGCGGTCGCCCTTTTCAATCTCATAAAAGTGTTCATCAGTTTTACAAACCACTCGTTTGTTATTCCATGGAACCTTTACACGGAGTACTGATCCCGATAAAGGATCATGAACCTTGTCATTCTTCATATGTTTTTTGAAACTCTCGTGAATCTCTTTTATCTTCTTGGCATTTTCAGCAGATAGATCTAAATCTATATATTTTTTGTTGTTTTTAGTGTACATCTTTTCACCAAGTTTGCAGTTGCATGAAATGTTTATACTTTCCTTTGAGACAATAGATGAACCCCTGTTTCTATATTCCATTTCTTTTAATAATTCCCAATGTTTTAAGTTTGTTTATAAACTCACGCTTTTCTCCAGTTGTCATCTCTGTGTCATTGTTAATGATATCCTCCGTAAGTGTCTGCCCCTTTTGGAAATGAGCAATCTCTAGACCTGTCAATTGCATACTGTTCAAACGGAAATCATTGAAAGCCTTCATTGTCAGCGGAACCAGTGGGGCTACAATATTATAGATTGCATGGGCATAGTCCCTGATCTCCAGTTGTGCATGATCTTCCATCCTCAGTTGGAGGTAGTGCATCAGATTATGAAGATTGATCTTCCAATAGAACTCTGTGTAAGTTGACTGAGGTAGGTGACAACGAGCCAGTTCACGACAGCACCCCATACCCAGTATTTCATTGTACACTTCAAAAGAAGCATCGCAGATCTTCTTGGGACCCTTCATCGCCTCAACCTCATCGGGACTTCCTGGAATCAAAGGACCCCCAGATCCCTGACGGTTCATCTCGGATTGGGTGCGATACTCATGGGGTACGTAGAATTCATCAGGGATAATTGAATACCTTCCTGAAACCTCATTAACACTTGCAGTACGGTGTCGGAGGTGCTGTCGGGCCACAAATATAGGCATCTTAATATGAAACTTGAATTCAATCATCTCAAAAGGTGTGGTGTGCCAGTTCCTCAGCAGGTATCGGATGAGGCCTTCGTCGCTTCGCGTAGTTTTTGTTCCCGCGGCATAAGATACCCTCGCAGCCTGTACAATGGCTGAATCAAGATTTTCTCGTGGCATGTTATCAACAAGTCTAACAAAGCCTTCATTATGAACCTTAGTTTCCATTTATTAACTATTGATCCACAGCTTTAATAAGTTCTTCTAGGCTTGAGAAATACCTCTTGAGATCCTTGACAAACCTTTTATCCTTCATAAGGACCTGTGGATCTTTCTCTTGTTTAACCAACCAAGCAAGATTTGAGATTGAATACTTTGTTTCTTTTTGATTCTCAGTGGGTTTACGGGACTTTATGGCCTTCTTTTCGGTTGACCGTGGTTTACCAACAACCCTACGATTCACATAACTGAGAGCCTGCATCACTGTGTCTGCGAGGTCATCTTTCTTTTTTGATTTTTTGAATGTGTCAATCCATCGTTTGTTAATGTCACATGATTCAAGGAATTCACCGCAACGAATGATAGACGTTTGCTTGCGCTTCTTGTATTGAGCCTTTCCAGGGCCAACAACATCAGGGATTTTGTGTCTAGCGTCATATTCAATTACTTCGCCACCTTGTATTTTTATAATAAAATACGCATGGAGAAAATGTTCAACCATCTTCATGCGTTTGTTTCTGTCTGGTTGTTTTTCAATGAGAACTGTCCGGGCTTGAAGCAACCACTCCCTACTGTCAAGGTGTCTGTGTAGAGCTCTATAAAGGCCGTCTGTACTCTCTGAGGGTACATCACCCACCTCCCATTCTACAATAGTATTGTTATTACTAGGATCCAAAAGACACATGGCCAAATTTTTAATTCCCACGTCAATACTTAATATCATTTAAAGGTTAGATATGATTTTCTTTAAATGAATTGTTGGTGGTGTTGTCACCCTCCAGCTGAGCTTCATATGCCTTTGTCATATAAAAACGAAAAATTCAAAACAACTGGACAATTTTGCAGATGGGAATGTATGAAATCGTATGCCATGAAGAATACAAATCAAAACAATATGGGTAATATTTGTATGCTTATAAATTTAATGAGGGTAAAACATTACGGAGGAGACTCTCGTCAAGTAATTATGCGAGCACCAAGTCCATACTGTCTGAAGATGTTCGGAGGGACAGTTGACATTGAAGATTTTAGAAAATCAAATCATAAAACTTTAGTGGTAACAATGCCAAATGAAGAACACAAATTACAGACTATACATGTCAAGACTTCCGAAGAAAACAAGATAGTATCAGATTCAGACCTCAAAGACAAATTGAAACGTATTCACAGTTCAAGTGGTGAAAATGAACCCCTTAAACTGAAAAGGACAAAACCATTGAGAAATCAAATACAGAACAATTTAGAAAATACTTTAGGATTGAAAAAGAAGAAGTCTTCTTTGTTTATTGGTGGGTCTTGATTTGGGTATATCTTGAGTCTGAACACTGTGAAACCATTCATCTCCTTTGTGTGCAGTCCATTGCAACTTTGTTCTTTCAAGACTCTTTCTGCAAAGAACACACGGAAAAGATGTTCCTAGTATACCGTCACATCTCATACGGTATACAACAAGATCACCATACACTCTGTGTACCCATTTCGCAAACTTGTGTTCTGGAACACCCTTTCGTTTACTCTCTCTCACAAGTTGCTTAATCATTTTTCTTTCTGCACAACATATACAGTCACTGACAATACAACGATCCAACGGCGACTTTTGCCAGGTAGCATGTCACGTGGGGATACATTACTCTCTTTTGATATAACATAGCATCAAATTTTTAAGTGACAGTTTGGGCAATGTGTCAGTCCATCTTTTGAATCACAATAATAATGACAGTTTTTACATTCAAATGGGTTACGAGGAATGCGTTTTTTCAATCCACTCTGAAGTTTTTTAACAGGGTTGCCTTCCAACATGTCACGTTCTGCCATCTCTGATAGTGTGGGAAACATCATACACAACAAGGGAATGTTACTTTTATCTTTTTCAAATTAACCACACCCTTACCAACTTCAATAAAATTGTCAATTAGGGCTGGAATCATAGTCTGAAGCAACTGCTTTAGTGTTGGTGTGTCCTCATTTGTACACAACTCTAGTGCTATATGTGTAATAAGTTTTGTTGTGATATTCTTCTTTTCTGGCCCGGTGAGTTTTGTCATTGTATTAGCTTCCATCATAATAGCCAATAGGACTACACTGATGTTTTCGGCGTTCACACCAGTATCCTTGAAACGTTCTTTAATATCATTGAATTTACTAATGTATGATTCAACGTTTATCTTGTGGGTGTAATTTTTCAATACACTTTCCATGCTTTATATAGTATTGTATTTTTTCCTCTAAGACTAAGATCCTTGCAACAATGTTTATATCGGTTGCATATGTAACTTTCAAGGCATTCAACCCTGATAGAGCCTCCTGAAGCGCCTTTTTGTCACATTTTTCGTTAATGCCTCTGTTTATGATATTGCTTATATATGTCAGTGATGTCTGTCTGTTATCATTTCTGATCCATCTCATTACAGAACTTAAAACATTACCAGAATCGTGAACATCTAAATGTCCAGAACGTACTCTTAACTTCTGACCTTCTTTTATCATAGATATAATTTTGAGTGACCATAAAATATCTTCTTCATCCATATTAATATGCAATTGTTATATATCTCTATACTTTTAATGTTGCTGGATGGTTTTCCTCCTAAAACAGATATACGAAAAATTAAAGAACAACATAATGTATATTTTATATTCTTATCTCTTCTATTTTATACTATATATCTTATAGATTCTGTGAAGAATCAGAAGATTCTTCAATGTGGCGTCGCTACTTACCTACTTTCAAAGTCATTAAGTAACACCGTAAAATATTTTAGAGACGAATAAGTTTGTAAAGATGTCCTAATATCGTATATTTTTCATTCCATGTCAAAAATCCTTGTTGCAACCATCTGTGATACACAACATTCATTAACCACAACAGACAAATAAGCTTTTGAAGCTCTTTCATCTTATTATAATGGAGGATCAAAAGGTTTCATGGGAATTTGTGCGTGACCATATTCTTGTAAGACTCACATACCTTGAAGAAGAGGTGCGACTTTTACGGGAGGTTTGTTGGCCAGTTTGTCAAGCTCTGTCTGAGTACAGTCAAATTTCAAACACCAGTGAAAAGCAAAAATTTTTTAAACAAGGAGGTGTTAGACATACGGATGAAATGATTATGCTTTTGAAAAAAAAAGCAAAATTGTATCACGTTCTTCAAAAACAAAGCGGGGGACTCCTCAATGAGGAGATCGCGCGTGTATTAAACAAGTAAGGGTGTTTTTTCTTTCCGGAGCAAGAAGTATCCGATTTGGAAAATCTGGTTTACAGTTTTTCAAAAATATTCTGTCATGGTAATCTGGCCAATTTACCCAACCACTTGTGTCGTTGACCGTATATTTAAAATCTTTTAATTCTTTTGATGTATATCCATGCATTATGTTTATACGAGGTATCGCAACAACATCTGGTTTATAATATGATAATATACCTTTTACGTTTTTCAGTAATCTCTCGTCTGGAATTTCAGTTGAATGAATACAGAACATATACTGACCATTACACATCTCATAATTAACATCAGTGTTCCAGACATTTTTAACTCTTTGATATTTTTTCATAAGATGGAATGTTCCAGGTTCCAAACCAACCAAACTATTGTAACATACAATTTCATCTTCTGGATCAATCAGCTTTGTAAGATATGCTAGCAAAGTACACAAGTCTTTACTTCCACTGAGAGCATAAGTTATTATCATACCATATATAATTACTTTGCATAATTTTTAAGAATAATGTATGCCAATGCATAAAAGAATGACATTACAAACATTTCTTTAGTGTTTGTTGATTTTCCTGAAAATTGTTTTGATAAAGTATATCTTATTATTGCAAAAACAAAAAACGCCAGAATAAAATTATAAAGATTCTTGTTCATTAATATTATATATAATGTCACATAAGATTTCTTTTGAAGGACATCGTGGACTTTTATCTTTAGTTGATCAAAGTGTCATATTTTATGGCGTTAGATTTTCAGGAATTATAGAGGCTGTGAAATTCCTGAAAGATCTTAAACCAGATGGGTTCTACCAGCCATGGTGCTATGGGAATACAAGAGGTGTAAAAGATCTTCTAACTCAAAAAATTTATATACACAACAAGTGGATGGACTCTGAAAAGACTGCCAAATTGTATTTAAAAGTATGCCGATAATTTATATAAATGTTTTACGATGAAACAAATACATCATCTTACAGGGATGGGATACCAAAAAGGTATTGGAGCATAAAAGACAAAGAATTTGATGATTGGGAAATACCACCATGGGAAGTTATTCTTGATAGAAATATGTGTTTAGGAAAGGGTTCATTTGGATGTGTTTATAAAGGTACATGGAGATATATAGATGTTGCTGTTAAGGTTGTAAGTGATCCTAAATTGTCACCTCTCTTCATTGAAGAATTCAACACAATGACACATGTCAGACATCCTAACATAGTACAACTCCTTGGTTATGTAAAAGAACCTTTCATGATTGTTATGGAATACTTACCAGGTGGTTCTATAAAATCACTAAATATTGAACAGTCGCTTGATATTGTCAAAGCGCTATATTATCTTCATCAACGTAGACCCACGCAAATCATACACAGAGATATAAAACCATCAAATATAGTCTTAACAAAATCTGGAAGACCAAAACTTGTTGATTTTGGACTGAGTAAATGTAAAGATCTTGAGAATTACGAAAATACAGTTGGATCAATTGGTACAAAGGATTTTAGAGCACCCGAAGTAAAGTCTGGAAATTATGATTATAAAATAGACATATGGAGCACTGGTGTGGTATTTTTAAAATTCTTTGAAGATCCTTCAATAAGAAAATTTGTAAAAGACAAAATGGTTGTAGAAGATCCTAAAGATAGAAAAGAGTTGTCGGAAATAATAAAGTTTTTAGAAGATTGGCAACCTACGAAATGTTTTTGTTTTTAAAATTTTGTTGTTGAAAAACCCCATGTATCTGGATTTGACGTATCTCTTGTGAAATACTCGGAATTTCTTACAGGAGGACTATCATTCCTGTCATGATCCAGATGGAATAATCCAGGTGCATTCATAGCAGTTAATTTACCACCACAACATAACACCTTGTATTGAACATTGGTATCTGCAAAAAGTCTTTTTGTCATCTTTTCTTCAAAGCCCCTGATTTTATACCACATTGATTTCTTTGCAACTTGAAAATCACCACAAGATTGTATCAGACTTGATATAGCATGGCAAGCTTCTTTTGGATTATTATCAAGATGTTCTTTTGTAACTCTAAGAGTATTAATCATAAGTTTTTTCATCATTGGTTCAATACCAAAGTTCCTTACTAGTAAAGTGTGAAGAATATCATACTCGTGAGGTAAATCTTTGTGTGAAATATTCATTCTGGTAAATGTATACATGTCATCATCTTGAATATCTTTCAAGTAAAAATCTAATAGTTCCCTCGGTGGAGGTATTATATCAAGATTGGTACTCACTATTACATCACCAGTTGCTCGTCTTATTCCTATATTTCTAGATAAAACTTCACACATTTTTTGGGCTTTTGAAAATTCTTCTTCACCAATCAGTTCAATACACTTTTCTTTTCGTAACTCAATAACTTTCAGTTTAGTTCTGTCATCTATTTTAAGATCATCAACTAACACAGGTTTATCGTTGTCTGTGTTCCAATCAACATATATCACTTCATCAAATGTCCTTAACATTGTATTAAAACAATATGTAGCTCTTTCATTAAGAAATCCGCCGTAATCGTCATTTCTCCCACATATAACAGCAGACAGACGCATTTAAAGAAAAAAAGCACAATTTCTTTAAATGGTCAAGAAAGCTATAGTAACAACAACTATTAATGAACCAACAAAGGCTCTGAAACTTTTTTCAAAGTTTTCTGATTGGGATCTTATTGTAGCGGGTGATACAAAAACACCTGAACACATGTACAAAGATATTGATTGTACATACCTGAACCCACAAGATCAAGAGAATATTGACAAGACGCTATCCGATCTGATTGGTTGGAAATGCATTCAACGAAGAAACATGGGGTTTGTGTATGCTCTCCAAAATGACTATGATATTATAGCAAGTGTTGATGATGATAACATTCCATATGAAAATTGGGGAGAATTGTATACTCCACACAAAATTAAATGTTATTCAACAGATTTTAAGTTTTTTGATCCTTTGAGTGTTACAAATTATACACACCTATGGCACAGAGGTTTCCCTATTCAACATGTTCATCAAAAGAATAATGTTAAACATTCTGAAATCTTCATGGAACATTGTGATGTACAGTGTAATCTATGGGATGGTGATCCTGATATAGATGCTATATGTCGTATGATACACAAACCAGAATGTAAATTTGATACGAAGGAATGGTTTACAACCTCATGTTATACACCTTTCAATAGTCAAAACACTATATTGAAAAAGAATGCTCTCAAGAATTATTTCATGTTTGACAAAGTTGGTAGAATGGATGACATTTTTGCAAGTTATATTTTGCAGAAAAAGGGATTCAATGTGGTGTTTGGTCCTCCAACAGTTTATCAGGAACGAAATGATCATGACCTTACAGTTGACATGAAAAAGGAATATATTGGATATGAAAATGTAAGAAACATACTTGATGACACTTCTTATATAGACTTTACATCTTACAATAGATATTTAGAGATTACAAATAATATTCCATAAATGATAGTGGATTGTTTTACATTTTACAATGAAGTAGAACCTCTTAAAAAAAGAATCAACTACTTGTCCCCAGTTGTTGACAAATTTGTTGTAGTTGAATCAACTGTAACACACAAAGGTAATCCTAAAGAATTATTTTTTGATGAATCACAATTTGATATGTCAAAAATTATTAGGGTTGTTGTTGAAGATAATCCTATTGATAAAGATCCTTGGTCTAGGGAAAATCACCAGAGAAACTGTATAACAAGGGGATTAAAACAGTTATCAATGTCTAATGATGATGTAATCATGGTATCTGATCTTGATGAAATACCTAATGTTACAGTAGTGTCAAATATAAAAGGTGTCATGGAAACACATCCAATCGTTTCATTACATATGTTAGCATTTTGTTATAACTTTGACTTTATGCAAACACATGAACCATGGTTTGGTACAGTAATAACAAATTGGTTAACATTTAGTAAATCTGAAGACTTTCCTCAATTTATGAGGAGTAATCGTTGGCATTTTCCGAAAATAATTGAAGCTGGGTGGCACATGTCTTCATTTGGTGATTCAGAATTTATAGTGAACAAAATAAAAAATTTTGCACACTGTAATGATGAAAATCTTGTGAATATTTCTGATGATTTCATAAGAGAACAGTTTAACAAAGGTTTTGCAGCAGATGGAGGAGTGAAATACACCCCAACACCGCAAGAAGTTAAAGATTCTATTCCTAAAGAACTTATATGAAAACCGAGAATAACAATTATGTTCCAGATATACTAGTTGACATTAGTTGTAATCAAAATATAAATGGTGAAATTTCTCTACTTAAATCTATACTGAATAGAGAAGATACAAGTGTTATATTTGATGTCGGAGCTACTAGGTCAACATTTCCATTGTACAGTAATACGTGTCAATTTCATATGTTTGACCCAGATTTTGAATTTGAAAAAAATGTAAATTATTACACTGAAAATTGTGTTGTTAATAAGATGGCATTGGATTCAAAAGAAAATACAATTGACTCATACTGCAAGAAGCATGATATAAAAAAAATAGATTTCCTAAAGATTGATACTGATGGTAGAGATCTTGATGTTTTGAAGGGAGCTCTTAATATATTGCCTTGTATTAATCATATTCAGATTGAACATGACATGTTTTATTTGCTGAGAAAACAAAATACATCAGAATTTTATGAAATTCTAAAAGATTTCAAACTCTATAAAATTACACATAATGGTTTGAAAAAGGTTGATAAAATAAAAGAAGATTATTTGTATTCCAATTATTTGTTCACAAGAGACGACAGTTTCTTGAATTATGAACCTCTAAAAAAGAATTTAGATTTTTTCAAGGGTGTGTTTTGGGAAATTGATCCTCGTATTATTGAGAATAATTATTACAATACACAAAATCCATTTTATCCAAATGAAGTTACAATGAATATAGATGAATTTTTATCAAAATATTACTACAATTATATCAAGAGTTTTTGTCATTGAGTAACTGCTCAGTAGGAAAAACACATTTCTGTTGATCACACTGAATCTGAACAAGTTTGCACTTTTTTGGTTGAACTACTCTTTTCTCAACAACAACTGGTTTGCATACATAAACATATGGAGGAACAGTAAACATATTTTTATGTATATTATATAATAATGAAATATTTAATTGTGTTATTCGCAATGGCTCTCAACATTGTTTTGCCTATGTTGTTTGCTCCTCTTGCTTCACCCATGGAGTGCAAACCCAGTACAGGTTGTGGTGCAGATCTCGGTTTGAAGGGTCAGATCATGCACAACATGTACCACAGGAATCAAAATATGCTTGGGAGCACTCTTATAACTGGTCTTATTACTCTTTTGGCTCTCTTAGTGGGGAAGTACTTTTAGAACCTCTTCTATAGCTGGATGTCTCTGAATATCCTCGTTTCCTAATATTACTCTCTCTATATAATCCAATTGTTCATGGTAACAGTCCATATTGTTAACAAGATATTCTAGACCACAGTCTATTCTGTTAGGAAGATCACACTGTTCGGGATCACCAGAAATAACCATCCATGAATCCATACCAATACGAGTCATAACCATTCTCATCTGTTGTGGGGTTGCATTTTGCATCTCGTCTGCCATAATGTAAGATCTGTCAAATGTCCTACCCCTCATGTAAGCGAGAGGGCAAACTTCTATGGTCTTGTCTTGTACCATCTGTTGTAATTTAAAAAAGGGAAAATATCCTTCCAATATATCATACATCGGTCGGGTCCATGGACCCATTTTTTCATTTATATCACCAGGTAGATGTCCTAGTTCTTCCCCAGCCGTGACATTTGGTCTGGTCAGTATGATCTTCTTGATTTCCCCAGCCTTCAACTTTTCCGCTGCTACTTGACAGGGGAAGAGGGTCTTCCCGGAACCTGCTGGTCCTGTGGCAACAACAATAGGCTTTTTTCCTTGCAATGCTTTCAAGTATACACTCTGATTGGCAGTTCTGGGAACTATCACTTTCATATACTATCTTAGGGTATTTTATTTCATTTATCCTGGACATGGTGGGGGATGACGGAACAGAATCTATTGTATACATATTGTATAATATATGTGGCATTCAAACTTTTATTTAAAAAATAAAATCTTTCAACATACAAATAACATGTCATCCGCGCTCACATACAATAAGGCAATCATAATTAGGAAGAATATGATGAAAGAACAAAAGAGGGCTCAGGCTGTGTGTACCCAACGTCCCAAGTCTCAGGATTGTCGTGTTGCTTGGGACCAAGTTGAGGAGCTATGCGCCACAATGAATGACTGTGAGATTAAGCGTTCAATTGAGCTTAGGGAAGAACTCCAGGATGAACTTCCGTGGGAAGAACCATCTAAATTTTATGATGTGTAAAGTTAATGGATGGTTTTATAGTGCAAGAGATATCAAAATATCTATCCGAAAAAGAAGTTTGTAAATGTCAACGTGTTTCAAAAGAATGGAAAAGACTCTTTAAAAAGTGTGAGCTATATCATCAAAAACCCAAAAAATCAAAGATGTGTGGATGGCCTCCCCGTCCCAGACATCTAGAGAAGAGAATATCCGCCTACCTAGACTTAAGGATTTACCTCAATTACTAAGAAAAGCATGTGTGGTATTATTTGTGCCTTCAAAAGCAAAATCCCTAGGGGACGGACCCTAGCTCATAGGGGACCAGATGATCCCAGTTCCGAAGAATCTAATAACGTAGTTGCCATGAGATTTTCAAGGCTATCAATCAATGGTGGTACAACCGGAAAACAACCATTCGTTGATGGAAATCATATGATGATATGCAACGGTGAAATTTATAACTTCAAAGAATTTTCTAATTCCAATGAAACATCTGATTGCAAGGCACTCTTTGATGTTCTAAAATTGAATAGTCCTTTTGAGGTTTGCAAGAGTATTGCACACACTGAATTTGCATTTTGTTATTGGAACGGTTTTGAACTGTGGGCTGCACGTGATCCTATCGGTGTTCGTCCTCTATTCTATAATCGCCCACCTGGTGGGGGTATCATATTTTCAAGTGAGGCTAAGATTCTAGCACCTCGTAGGGTCCGTATATTCCCACCTGGGCATATTTATTGTTCTGCTACTGACAGCTTTGTGTGTTATTCTCCTCTTATGTGGAAGCCCCCACCTACACTTGATTTGAAGACTCCTGTTGATAATCTCAGGGACGCCCTAATAAATGCAGTAGTTGATCGTACTGACATGAGTGAACACCCGGTTGCTTTTCTCCTATCAGGTGGTCTAGATAGCAGTCTTGTTGCTGCAATTGCTTGCAAACATTCAAAGAACAACTATGTGTATACATTTACAATTGGAAAGGAAGATAGCCCTGACGCGAAGGCTGCAAATGAGGTATCTCAGTATCTCAAGATACTTTGCGAAGAAAACGGAAAGAATTACAATCATACACATATTGACTTCAATTTTGATTTGGGATTTAACATTATACCCAAAGTGATTTACGACATTGAGAGTTACGATACAACAACTATTCGCGCGAGTGTTCCAATGTGGATGCTTTGTGATTTCATTTCAAAGACTACACCGTGTAAGGTTGTCATATCAGGAGAGGGTGCCGATGAGCTACTTGCCGGATACAAATACTTCACTGGTGCACCAACTGCTAGCGAACTCTTCTACGAAACGATTCGCCGTGTACAGAAGCTTCACCAGTTTGATGTTCTCCGAGCAGATAGGTGCACTGCTTCCCATGGTTTGGAGGTACGGGTTCCGTTTTTAGACAAGAGGGTGGTTGATGCTTGTATGCAAGTTCATCCACTTCATAAGATGACAACTCATGACAAGATGGAAAAGACAGTTCTACGTGACGTTTTCCAGGGCTATCTACCTAATAATATTCTATGGAGGCGCAAGGATGCATTTAGTGATGCAGTGGGATATGACTGGGTGACATTTGTTAAAAATAAGTTTGAAAATGAGTACCCAGAATACGATCGTTCTTTCAAACACTGTCGTCCAGTAACGAATGAAGAAGCGGTGTATAGGAGGTTTTTCCAAAATTATTTTGGTAAGAGGAGCGACGGTCTAATATCTGAGATATGGCGTCCCAAATGGACAGATGTTACAGAACCAAGTGCAAGGCATTTAAAGTTTTCAAACGACAATTAGTTATAATGGATAAGATAATCAAAAACTTTGACTGTGAAAACAAGGAACATATTATGTGGCTAAAGAGTCTACACGAAGGGGCAACAAATATGTCTGATGGTAAGAGTCTGAGAAAAGCAATGGAAACAAATCCATTTGGGTACAAGTTGGAGAATAGTATGGATATTCCAGAAATTCATATGATTCTTGCCACAAAATACACAGGAGCAGTTCTCACAAAGAAAGCTTGGATACCATAAACTTTTCTAAGTATTTTATAAAAATGCATTGGATTATGTTAGTTCTTTTATTATTTTTAATATTCTCAATCCCAAAAGAAAAGTATTATACAACTCCATCCAGACAGTATGTAATGGCACCTCAACATGACGTTGAGTATCAGTTACAGAATCCTTATTATGGTAGAGTACATTCAGTGTTTAAATACGATTCACCCTCTGAGTGGCAGCAATGTAACCCATGATTATGAAAAATAAAACAACAAACCATGTTGGTTTGTTGTTTCCAATTTTATTTTCAAAATATTCAGGATTTAATACAAATATTAAATCAAATAAACCTGCTAAAAACATAAATATTTTTATAGTGTTTATGTTGTAATTTCTAATGGACAGAAAACCAATAGCAAAAAATAAAACAGCGACTGAATCTTTAAAACGTGTAACTTGCATTTTGTTAAAATAATTGTACAAAAAAAATCAAGTTATATCAGAATACATGACAGATAAGATGGCTCTTCGCAAGGCTTCTCTTGAGAAGCTCACAAGTATGTGTGATGGAAAGTTGTCTGAGAATTCCATAATGAACATTGAGAAGTCAGTGTATAATTGGGCTATACAAGACTCTAAAAACAAAAACATTGTACCAACATGGGAAAATGTCGTGTTCCGAGAAAAATACAAAAGGAAGATGTGTTCTATAATCTTTACAATCAAACGTAACGATGAGACATTTTTGATTGAAAGGATTAAGAATTGTACTATCAAGACTAAGGATATTGCTTGGATGGATCCTACACAGAGATGGCCAGGAGGTCCATGGGACAAGACGAAACAAGAGATGACTGAAAAGGAGTTAAAACTGGATATCGCGAATGGGAGATTAGACAGTTATACAGGAATGTTCCAATGTTTAAAATGCAAGTCTATGAGAACGACCCATTATCAACTCCAGACACGCTCAGCAGATGAACCTATGACAACATTTGTAACATGTTTGGATTGTGGTAAACGTTGGAAATTCTGTTAAGGAAATAAGTCGTGATAAAATCAGTAGTGAGATGTCTCTCATTGATGTCGCCATGGAAGAAGGAGAAATTATGCTTGCAAGGATTGTAGATACTCTAGAAGATGGTTACAATGTTCAGTTTCTCAATCCTACACGTAATGAAGATTATTTTAGGTTTGATAAGAATATTTCTTACATTGAAAAGGAATGTGTGAGTGGTTATTATGAATCCAACGATGTTACAGTGGCTGGGTATGCAGAAGAAGTTGGAGGTCTATACTCTCGTCTTGACGAGGACGACGAGGAATATTCAGACGAGGACGATGACTGCGAGGATTAATCATATTAGCAATATTAATGGAACCTCAACAGTGTTGTGGAATAACATCAAGAAAACAAAGATGTAAAAAGATGTCAAATGGAATGTCTAAATGCTATAGATTAGATTTACCTACGTGTAGATACCATAAAACCAAAAACTGGATCTATGAATGGTCGTTATATCATAGATATGATATACCAGAAAACATAAAAAGATATTTAGAAAATTTTTATAATATTCAGAAATTAAATTCAGAAACAAACCCACTAACATGTGTTATGATGACCACTCAAGCTTGGCCAACAATAGATACTTCACAGTTTTTTACTTCTTTATTTAAAGTTCCAGATTTTTCAGGTGAATGCCCGATTTGTATGGAAGATGAAAACTTACAGTATTCACTGAAAAGATGTCAGCACAGTTTTTGTTTTGAGTGTATAACAAAGTGGATCAGAGAAATTCCTAATTGTCCAATGTGCAGAAAAAATGTTTACAAGATATAAATGGAGTTTGATATGCGTATTGTTCTAGCTGTTTTTATGATCCTTGTAATCTTATATTATATTAAAGTTAACAATCCTTGCGGAAATCTTGTCTGTAAATGTTCTAAGTAAAATCTTCCCATAAGGTAAAGAGATGGAACCTTGTCCAGTTTGCATGGAGAATGTCCCCAACTGCAAGCTTGTATGCGGACACTCTTACTGCCGTTCATGTGTCAAGGAATGGTACTATAAGTGTGAAGATCCAACCTGTCCTATGTGCCGCCATCCCTTGTACTTCAAGGGTATGTACAAGACTGTGGATCTGTGGGATCAGGAAAAGCATGAAAAACAAATTCAAGAAGTATTCTCTGAATCTTTTGACGTTATCTGTGAAGAGTTCAGTGGTGAAGATTTTGAATTTGATTTTGACGAAGATGACATCATGACTCCTCAAGAACTTATGATTGATGAGATTATTGAGATGGAAAATAAGTTTCAAAAGTTTATGTTGTGTGGCGATGATTGGGACCCTGAAGTGTTGTTTGAAGTCCTGAATGACCCCTTCTGTGAGCCATCTATTGAAATTGATCATTATGCTTATGAAAACCCTCCTAAAAAGAGTGTATCTGCTAATCAACCCTACCGCAAACTCATGCCCCGAGAGGCCAAGCGCTGCCGTGAGTCTGCACCGGATCCTATGGAGATTATCTACGTGATCAATATATGTCCACTATAATTTCGTCAACCCCCATCTCTTGGAGTTCTTCAACTCTGTCACGAGGTACGGTCCATGCAAATACTTTCATACCTTTGTCATGATAGTATTTTACCCTATTTTTTGTTATATACCCCCAATAGAGAGAGATAAAATCAATATCCTCAACAATAGGCCACCCTAAGATATATCCATTTGTTATATGTCCACATTTGTATTTTCCTTCATTGAGTCTTACTAACTCCTCTACACACGTTCTGTTGAACGAACACAGGTACCATTCATGGTCGTCCATCATGAACCGTGTCTCATGAACAACATCCCTAGCCATTTCTATAGCATCATTGTTGAACGTTTTAATATCAAGGACTAGCTTTGTTTTATCAAATTTGGGTAACATATTCAGGGGTTCCGATGACAACTTGTCCCTGTCTGTATAATTGTGCGTCATCACAAGCTCTCTCTTAGAGTTTCTGTGCACATCAAATTCTATACCGCGTACATTACGTCTCTTTAATACATATGGGAAAAATCCCGTTTTATTCTCAAATGTCTTGAGACCTCGGTGTGCTATCATACAATCTTTAAAAAAACTGTACAAAAAAAAGTCAAGAATTCAAAGACATATTCTTAAATACCATTGTACATCGGTAAAACACGTGTGTACGATAGAGAAGCCTATACTAATCACACATGCACAACGATTTGTCAGGGGTGGTCATCCTGAGTACAAAAAACAAGATACTTACCAAATGAATATATTCTTTCTGTCATGGGACACAAATAAGTGCGCTGAATTGTATTGTGACCAACATGTGATCAAAATTCTTCTGGAGATTGTTCAGATGTTATATACAGCTTGGCATGTATGTGGTGACCCTGACATGTTACTTCAGGCCCCTCCCCGTAAAGACGGAACATCTGGATATAAGCCTGTGTCAAATCGCAACCATGCTATGGTCATGTGGGTTCGTTCAAGTGAATACAATTATGTATGGACATCTCGCCTCGGTATGTCACTGGCAATTGAATTCAACAAGCGCTTTAATAAGATACACAGTTGCTCGCCGCATATCATGTGGTTGTCAATGAATATACCTCCTTGTCTTACCGAAGTAAAGAATCTAAATGCACACTATTCTCTTACAGGGTTCCCATCTTGGGTCACATCCGTTCCACAATGTATGCCAGAACAATACAGAGACACAGATCTTATAATAGCAAATTACAACTACTACAGAGGTGTCAAGTTGAGATTCGCCCGATGGAAACACAGATAAAAACAAGCAACTATTATATAATAAAAATGGCTCCTTACGATTCGCCCAGCAATGCTCACTATACTGAGCTTGATGTATCTCAGTATGATGAAGATTTCATGTGGTTTGTAATTGGTCACGAGGGCAGGAATTTCTATGACATTACCTCTTGGCTAAAGCTTCAGTATATTTGGTTTGACAAAAGGCGTAAAGTTGTAGAGATTTGGGGACCCTGGCGATCTCTCTCTGAACTTCAAGCAAAGAATCGTATTGCGAGAGTTATTGAGAACTACCAGGAAATCTATGTCAAGTCACCAACAAATACATCTCCGAGTCAGTCAGATCTGTCGGCTGATCCCCAACCGATAACACAAAGTTCCAGCCCCGTGTCTGTGTGAGGTGCTGTTTACACAACGTTTTGTCTTGGGGAGCACAAAAACCTAAAAAATCATATCTTATAGAATGATCCTTGAGTTGTTGTTCGGTCCATTTCATATTCTCAGCTAGAGGAGGTCTAGCGGTTATTATAGCAACCTTATACTTCTTATAAATACACAGATCTAAAAGCTTCTTCACATGAGTAATTGTCTTTTCGGTTTTTGCATCTATCAAAGTATCATCTATATCAAACATGACACAGTCACCTGGTTTTCTCTTCCTAATATTAATAAAACTCACAACATTTTCCATTTATTTATACTATCAAAAAACTTGTTCTATAACTAACTATGTTATCAGGGAACATAGGTAAACAAACACGTGTGTGATAGTTGCGAGCAACTAGACCATGGTGTCATATGCTGACCTGTATCAGGATCCTATTGAGATCTCTGATGAGATTTACAAGGATAACATGTGCCGACAGGTCTCTCACATTGTGAAACTCAATCCCTTCTCGTATGAAACTTATGAACTTGAAGATATTGTTGATAAGGTTCACGAGTTTGAGGAATACCGTGACAAGGTTCATGGTTGTGCCAAGGTGGACACGGGTTGTGGGAACCTCTGGCTTGTCGGACAGATGCACATGTTCCATGGTATGCTTAAGTGGAGCACCCTCACTCTTGAAGAGATAGATGATCTCTTCAATATTCACGAAGAACTCAAGGATTTTATTGATGCTTAAAAAAACTTACTCACACAAAAAAATTGTTTAAAAGTTAATCAAAATATCTCGGTACACATGTAAAGAACATGGAGGCCCTTCCAGATGATGTCCTGTGGTACATCTACAAGAAGTACTGGAGTCTCCATGTTCTTGATGAACTGTCTACTAGACAGGAGTTTCTGTGGAGGAATCCTAGTAAACAACTCCAAGACCTGTGTACCCATGACAAGGGTTCTATCCAGTTTGGAGCCAATGATTTGTGGGAAATGATTGAGGACCACAATCTTATATTACTAGATGGATGTCTCCGTGGTGAATGCCTCAATTGTAAGGCTTATAAGTGGCCCTGTGATAATATGGCAGTGTACGGTTTTAAAAAACCATCTCTTACAGGTATTTGGGGAGATATATAAAAAACTACACCCTACAAAAAACATGTATTAAAATATATTAAAGCACGACAGAACATATGTTATAAGATGATTCAGAACGAGCTTGCAGTGCGTTTTGTGATCCGCGAACTACCGGTGGATGTTCAGAGAATCATCGTTTCCCATCTCACAGAACCCCCCTGCGCACCTGTGAAGTCAAAGAGGCTTCAAGGATTCATGGAGAGATGGTCTAACCCAAATCGCCCGAAGATAATGCCAAGGGTGTTATTTACTTAAAAACTTATGTTGACCAAAAAAATGTTACAAAACAAATTATGTTGTGAGTGACTAATAAGTAACACCATGCCATCCATTGTTGAGAAGATTCTTGAGAATATGCGCAATAAGGGTCGTCATAACAGACAAGAAAAACCTAAATGGCGTCCTATTGCAAACTTTGAGTCATACATGCGCATGAAAAAGCTTGTGGATGAAAAAATGGCTGAGGTCTCATCCGATCCAGACGCTATGCGTGAATACAATCGTATTAACCAAGAGAGAATTACTAAGCTGCAAGAAAGTGTACCTGTCCGTACCCCTCCACCCCCAAATCCTGTAAAATTTAAATACACTGATGATTTTGATCGCGTAAAAGTAGACCTCAGTGTATCTAAGAGCGGAAAAGTGCGTGTAAAACTTGTACAACCGTTTGTGTATCTTCATGAAAACTATTGGTCAAAAGGACAATGTCCCCCATTAAAAGAGTACATAGTCAATCTAAAGTATGCTGGGTACCCACAAGAAAGTCTTGAAAGATTTATGAAGATACATTTGGACAGAGAGAAACGTAGGCCTGAGATGGAAGAGTTTATAAATAAAAAATTTGGATCATCCAGCAAGATTCCGAGGGTTTCCTCCCTTGCTAATAAAAAAAATAACAACCATTAGTATGACTGCACAAAAAATTCCTATTGGCAACATAAAAGGTTTTAAAAGTTCCCAGATCGTATCACTACCTACATCAGTTATCGTTACAACTAGATCCTGACCTAATTCTAATATATCCCTTAATAATTCTACAACTGCATCCTTAATAACATCAAGCATAATAAACTTTAGAAAGATAAACATCATTGCTGTAAATATACCCATCATTGCTATTTTCTTTATTGCTTTATCAAGCCCTTCAATGCCAGTAGATAAGTTTGACATTTTTTTGAAAATACTTCTTTTACCTCCAAAAGTAGTCTTCGTCCAAGGTATTAGCGAATCCGGACTTACTCCCAATCTTTCGGCGTATATATTCAAGAAGTCATCTGTTGTTACAAGATTGTCCATTTGGTCAAATACTAGTTTTTGATTTTCTGGAATATCTATATCCATTTTTCCGTTCAATATATCAGTAAGCGTTGTATTTAAAGTGTCATACCGAACCTTAACAAGTGGACTAAGTTTATTTCCTACAAGCAATTTTTCAAGCTCTTTATATACAAACTGAAACTCTATAATTTGTTCTGGTGTCTTTATAGCTTTTAAAACACTGAATAAGCCTTCTTTATCAGTAAATGTTCCGTCTGGTGAAAAATAGTTTGAAAATTTTTGTACTAGTTCATTTGTAGACATTTCTTTTAGATAACCAATTCTACCAAGATTTATTTCTGCTACTTCATCTAATACTTTTTTGACTGCATCATCGTCTCCTGCATTATTTAACTTAGCTGCTAAAGATGCATTAGTCTGCAATTCAGCCATGTCAAACGTTGTAAAACCATAACTTCTCAAAAAATTTTGATATGCACTAGGGCTAAACGCTTCTGTCCCCCCCCCTCCAAACTTTGATACGAAAGCACTATTTCTGGTAACTAGACTATTAAAGTCGTCAATTTTCGGTAGACCCGAAGCAGCGCTACCTATTGCCACACCAAATAGTTCACGTGCTGTCTTTGTTTCTCCCATTATTATATATTATATATTTTAATGTATAAAATAATTTTATATGTTTCATTCGGTCGGTTTTTTCATCAAAATTGATACATAAGTATCCATATTCATCATAGTATTTTTCATTTGGATTTAAATCGTCTGCTATTAATCCTATATCAATAAAGTTTTTAGGTTTGTTATATAATAGTTGTGCGGTTTCATTCCAAGTGAAAGTATATAAAGTTAAGTTATCTAAAAAATTTGTTTTATGTACTTTTATATTGTCCTTTAGCCTTTTGTCAGACGATCTTGCATCTCTAATAAGAGTTGTTCCTGTGAAAAATTCAGCTACTTTTTGACCCGGTGGTATATAACATTCTTTTTTGGATGAGTCGTATGATATACCTTTATCTTTTGTACAATATTCTGATACTATTTCACATTTTTCTTTATCATAAGTTTGTATAAACTTAAATGGTGTTACATTCGTAACACCTCTTTGTGGACTGCTTGCGCGTGTTTCTGGTACTGTACAAAATCTTTTAAATATACTATCACTGTAACCACATCCATGTGTTCCGTCTTCTAACAGTTTCCAATACATGTCTCTCGGAGGCAAAAATTTCCATAGTTCACCATATTTATAGTTTTTTGGTGAATATTCATTTATATTACCAACTGTATCAAACATTTTTTTAGAAAATGGATTAGCTGATTTTGAAGAATCACAACCATTTTCTGTTATTCTACATGTAGAATCTTCGCTGTTCCATACTAAGTAATCTGTACCAAATTTATTACCTAGATATTCACATAATTTCTTTTCTGCGTATATTTCAGCATTGTCAATATCTTCTTCTGTAGGAATTTTTATTTCTTCCATGATATAAAAATACCAAAGAATAAAATACTTAATATTATTATCGCTATGATAAAACCCCAAACTATATATTTTTTTCTAGTTGATCGTGTCTCGTAGTATCTAAAAAATTCTTCCAGTGTTGATGGGTCAACAACCTGAAGCAATTCAGGGTTCATTATTCTCTGTATATTATTCTTCCATTCATCATCAAAACCTATTGATTCCAAATACTCGTCAACATATTCCTGGTATTTTTCCCCCCACTTTGAATATTTAAGATAACCACCTCTGCTTATATCATGAATAAGAGCTTTAACATTAACATCTTGTCTTGTGTTTATGTTACCGTATATGTCATTATCGTATGCAGCTTCAGTTGCTTTTTTGATTTCTGATAATTGGTAGTTATCCAATATTATATTATAACCATTTACATCCATTATATCCATGACTACCATAACAATACTAAAAACAAAGAATGCAGTAGATGTAATATTACCGGCCATAGCTGCATATTTAGCCCCAGTTGCTGTACTGGCTCTAAAAGCTACTGTCGCGGGTGCTCTACCTGCATTTAATGCACGTAGAGATTGTTTAGCAGCAATTTGTTGTGCACCTGTAGTTGTCATGGTTTGTGTGAGTGTTCTTTCGTAAGCCCTGCGAATAAGAATATCACCAAACCATGATACATTTCTTTTAACTATTAGATTTTCAACTATCAATGTTTCTAGTATTTCTGATATTAGATAACTTATAGCCAAATCACTACCAAAAAACCCAGTACTTACGAGTCCACTGGTATCCATTGGCTTTATACCCTCTTCGTCTGATGTGGTTATAGACATTATATAAAATATATATACAATATAATATGGATCCTTTTGCCCTGCTATTGATTTTGATAGTTTTGGTTGGTACAGGTGTAGCTGCTTATTATGTTTATTACCTTTACGAAGAAAAGCGTGAAAAGTTGAAAAGAGGTGAAATTATTATACCCCAAGATGAAGAAGAAAGGACCGCTAAGAGAGTATATACTGGAACAATTACTGATGCATTAAAAAGACTTTTAAATGTATTTTACGATGGTATAGTCATAGAACAATTATCTACTTCATTTGAAGAAGATGGTGCTCCTAGTTATAACGAATGTACAGCAGAATTTACTGATAATATTGACGTTAACGTATGTTGGGGTGATAATGAACTAGGGTTTTCTTGGGGTTGGGGGTGGGCACCTGACGGAATTGATATAGCAGGACCCCAGTGTCATTTAATGACTGATAAATATGATATACAATATTTCAAAACACACTCTGCTTTAGAACCAGCATTTCAATTTCGGGTAGATATTTCTGAGAATAAAATAAGTTTAAAAGAATTCCCGGACAATTTGATAACTATAAATGGTTTAATACAAATAACACCCATTACAGACAGTGGACTTGCTATCACTCAACCTAAAATTATAAAATTATCAGATAGTGTAAAACTGTCATGTGACGACACTCAACTTGAGGGAATATACACACCTAAAGAATTCAACACTATAGAATATATAAAATTTGATGAATAATCCTGAAGTTCGTAAGAAACAACTTGCTAAACACAAGAAGATTTCAAAGAAGGATGTCTATTCTAGTAAACATGTGAGGATACAAGAAAATTGTATTAAAAAGACTCAAGTTGTCACAGAATATAAGTCAAAGGGGAGCAATTACAAGTGATTGGGGCCAAATGAACCCCACTCTTCCTCTTAACAAGCAACCTACCCAGGTCCTTGTTGCTCTTCTCAGGCACATGTATGCAGCTGATAAGAATATTCATGGCTCTAAGGGTTATAAAAAGATAATTCAGATTATTGAATCTAGAAAGAAGTAGTTTTTTTAAAAGTTTCTTGAACCAAAAAATTGTTTACAAACAAGTCAAGTTATGCGAGAATATACATAAAGAAACAATGTCCTCTCTCGTTCAACTCGGTGCCCAGATTATCTTCTCTCATCCATGTGAGAATAATCGCAAACTCTTAGGAAAGATTGTCTATGTGAACAACAATTCTAATACCTTCAAAATTGAAGGAAACCGTCACCTTGACTTCAATTTTGATACAGTTATTAAGACTACCGAGGGACACTCCAAAGGTGAGTGCCACTGTTGTGGCAAGCTGGGACCTAACTATATGTGCCACAATGAAGTTGAGAAACTTCTTAGGTATGATATGAATACCCGTGAGATCCTCGTCAAGTGGCTAGGGTTTCCTATTAACAGTTCTATATGGCTAGATGAGGACTATCTTAAGACCGAAGTCCCAGATAAATATTCTGAGTTCATGACCCTTGTGCTCAATCAGGCTCAGGAAGGAAAATTTTATCATATTGAAGGTAATCTGTTTGACCCTCAAAACGGTTTTACTTTCAATCATCGCCATCATACTGAGTTTACAGACAAGAGACTCATACAGTCCAGGTCTCACCTCAGAGAGAACCTCTGGACCCGCGAAGAAGAGCCCACTATGAATACTCATATGACTCTAGATGGTAAGTGGCTTCCCAAGGCTAAGTTCGCTGATCGCAGACTCAAGTGGGCTAACCGTGGAAAGCGCTATAATATTCATCCACATTTGAGATTGAACCCCAAGAAGAAATTGGAAGATTGGGGTTGGCTTTAAAAAACTTTTTACAGCAAAAATATTGTTCAATAAATACTTATGACAACGCGGAACATAGGCAAAGAGTCAACCAGACCATGGACAACGATTATGATATGATTGTTGAGATATTCCCCTGGTTCGCTGAGGCGTTTCGTGATGTTGAGAACCCTCCCCCGGCACCCTCAACACCCCCTCGCCAAGTCCCTATGAGACCTCGTCCCTCCGAGGCTACTATACTATATGATTCAGACGATGAAGACACTGTGCAGTCACAGTATCGCTCCCCTAATAGGGTTTGGATAGTTTAAAAAATCACCTTGACCAAATACGTGTATTAAAACTATATAAAACATCTCGGAATATAAGGTAAAGAATGGACGGTCTGAAGCAACAGTACTATAATCACTTATGCGACGGTGACACAAGTGAGTTTACTAAGCAGTTTTTTGATAGATTCTGGAATGGTTTATGTGATGAGATGTTACATAGAACTGATGAAGTGTATAGTGAGTGGCAAGAATATTTGAGTCTCTACGAAATTGAGACTTTTTAAAAAATGTTGATACCAAAAATATGTTTTAAAATAATATACGTTTTGAATGAATATAATTAAGAAGATGAATCGTGTCATTCCTCACCAGGTTAAATTCTTGTTCAAACCCACACAATCTAGAAAAACACAATATACAATAAATCAAATATCGGAATCGTATGACGAAGATCCAAATACACTCTTCGTTTATATATGTCATAACATAACAACTTCTCTTACCCAGACAACCTCTCGTATAGAGGAATCACTGAAAGGACACATCACACAAGATTTTAATATTTTAAAATTATTATCGTCAGGTGTATCATCAGATAATGTAACTTTTGCAAATAATCATCATGAGGTTTGTTCTATGTTAGCACAAAATCCAAACAAATATATTGGTGTGTTTGTGCTTGCGCATGGTGTTAGGTTTAAGTTCAATCATATAGAGAACATTCTAAGAACTGCAAATAATATTCAATATTATTCACGTATCCATATATATTTTGATGAATTTGACAATTATTCAAATATAATAGTTAATAGCATTGATAGGTTTTGTAGTTTTTCAAAGGTTGAGTTGTATGAGCTTATATCTGCAACTGTTGTAGATTCTCGTATAATTAGGGATTATGGAGACATTCCATCTAATTATATTATAGATTTGTGGGGTGAAGGGTCCTACAATCCCGAAGAGTATATAACATACGACGAACAGATTAAAAATAACAAATTTTTCACTTTTGAAAAACACGGTAAGGAATTGTTGTTCACTTCACTGATACATTTCTTTGGTCTTAAATCATCTAATAAGAAATCATTTTATGGTTTTATACCGGCTCAAAATAAAAAAGAGACACATTGGGATTTGATTGGCACTATTCACGAATTGGATTCTGACATATCAATATGTTTACTGAATTCTGATTTCAAGGGAATCATTCTGCCTAATAAGGCTACATACGAGTTTGACATAAATCAAAGGGAACTGTTAGATCTAATTATTGAAGCAAAACACAGATTCAATATTAAAAAATTGATTGTGACCGGTAATGGTTGTGTCGGTAGATCTATGACATTACAAGGAAAACACACACAGTTAGATTATATATTAACATTTGATTTTGCTATATATGACGAAGACGTC